GCTATCCAAACGGTATGCCCGTGAGGATGGGTGATGTGTGCACGAGCGAAGTCTGCAAAGGGTATTTGCAGTCGTATCTAGAAAAGGAGTACCTGCCAGTACTGGAGTTGATCCCAGGGTGGGAGACACTTGGAGCAGATCGCAAAGCCGTCCTGCTCAGTTTTGCTTGGAGCGTAGGTGCAGGCTTCTACGATGAATTGGGCTTTGAAAGAATAAGCAAAGTCCTCAAAGATGGAGCCATCGATCCCGACATCTATCGAAATATGCGCTCTGCGCTTAATTCGCATGTGACGGTTGGCAGCAACAAACTGCTTGGACTCGTTAGGCGCCGTCGCAAAGAAGCCGATGTTTGGGACATGGAGCACAACGACGCACTTGAATTTGTAGCCACGCAAGGAACCTTCCTGAAGAAGGCGGCAATAGATAGCCGTTATCTATCGAAGGATGGGAAGCAAGGCATGGACCAGGGGGATGTCATCAAGGTTGGCAAGCTCGAGGAGCTCCCCTGCAGCAGCCATGCCTGGGTGGCCCTGAGCGGTACGGGAGAGCGATGGGCGATCTACTTGCCTCATTGGCTACCCAAGAGCGTTAAGGACGCCCTGGAGGCCCCTGCGACCTCATCGACAACCGACTGGAGCGACTTCGGCTCTTATGTCGGCATGTACATCAATGTTGGCGAGGTGCTGCAGTACGACGCACGACGCAAGCCATTGCGCGGCAGTAAGGAAGAGTCTCAGCTGTTGAAGCTCTGCGAAGAGTTCGATCGCATACGAATTGCCTGGGGCGACAGCATCGGAGTGGCTAGTGGTTTCCGACCAGAGCCGATCAACACACAAGTTGGTGGAGTCAAGGGGTCACTGCATACCAAGGGCATGGCACTCGACATCTACCCAACGAATGGCGAAATCCACAAGTTCTACGAATGGCTCAAGCCTCGCTGGTGCGGCGGCCTAGGCGATGGGCGTAAGCAAGGGTTTGTCCACATCGACACGAGGGATAGCGGTCACTTCACTGCTCGCCCAGAGGTCAGACCTGCGGCGCAATGGTCCTATTAATCGCGTTGCCGCCAGTCGTCAGTTTTTTCCTGAGAAAACCAGGAGGCAATCTCTTCTACTGAATTGAATCCATCCACGATGTGATTGGACGGATCAGGGTCGCCGATATCCATCTGATTCATAAAGTCATCGAGACTGCCTTCCGTCATGTCTGGATTCGCAGCAACACGCCGAGCCTTCCGAAGCATCTCACCGGCGCTTCGGTTGGCTTTGGCGAGCTTGTTAGCCCAAATCATGTCGTCTAGTTGTACCTCTTGACCAGACGCAATTCGTTGACAGATGAATTCAAGGCGAAGGCGATATTCAGTCGACAGCATGCCTTTTTCCGTAATCTAAGAAATATCAACGACCTTGGCCGCGATATTTTTTTCTTCCGTGACTGGGCTTGGAGTTTTGACCCTGGCCTTGGCGAGTCTTCTTGCGAGGTGACTCTTTTTTGACCAGTGATTTCTTATAAAGCATCAGACGACCTTGATAGCCATTGCGCCGATGTTGAACTGCACAGTGTCCCCCTGCTGAACATCGACGTTTGAAGTCAAAGATCCAGATGCGAGGAAGTTCCCACTGGTCTGCGCATCCCAGATCCCAAAGTGAGTCAGGTTCTGAGCGGTACTGTTCTGTGCGTTGGTTGTGATCTGCACCACGCCGGTATTGGTAATTTCAAAACCACCACCGGAGGCAGCGCCAACCGAGCTAAATGCTGAACTGGCTACCTGAGTCCGGTTCCCTGATCCGGTAATCGTCGAAGTAACGTCATTCGTTGTGCCCGCAGTACCAGGGTCGCCGGTATGGAGCGTGACGTATACATTCGTCGGCGCCGATGGGAATGCTGAGTTCTTGACCCAGCTAAGGATTTGGGTAGCAAAATACTGCGAAAACGCCATGCTGCAGCCGTGTCTACATATCTATTTTGGCAACTCCGACAGTCACTAATTCCTCCTAATTAGTATCCGCCGTATGGAGCTGTAACTGTAAGCGTAGCGCTATTGGATGATGCGCCGGATGCCGCACCTGAGATGCGATAGGTATGCTTGAGGCGTCCATGAGGAACCATTGTTCCAAGGATTGTTCCCTCCATTATTGTCAGCGAGAGGGTCGGTGTTGCGGTTCCTCCTGTATCGCCACCAAGTAATTTAATTTTATTTTGAGGTGTAACAGTGCCCTCAAAGGAGGCGTCACCACCGGCTGCACCAAATAGTTTGACTAGGGCAACACGTGCAGACGGTGCAATACTGCCGCCCGCGCTCCCGAAGAGATTACGGGAGCGGATGACCTGCAGGGTGATGCTGAAGGTGGAAGTTTGCCACTGGCTGCTGCTGACTGTGAAGTAGTAGACGCCCTTAGGAAGCTTTCTAAGAGATTCAATCTCTGGAGTGTTGTGAACTTCGTTGAGTTGGCCAAAACCTTGGCTATCAAGAATAACTTGCTGTCGATCCGAATCGAGCAGGCCTACAGCGATATTTTGATCAGTCCTTGCATTGACAAAGTTTTTGAAAATACGGATATCCGATGCGTCCGTTGATTCGACCTTGTAGTACAAGGTATTTCGACCAGTCTCGGATCCGATATCTCCAGTTATTATTCGAGTGAGATTAGTGACTGTCCCCAGGTCAAGAGCCGAACTGAGGCTGCTGTTTTGATTGAACTCAGGACGAAGAAATGAGGGTGCGGTACTACTGCTGCCACCCTGAAGTCTCTTAATGCGTTGGATTTCCGGTGACTGCGAGTATGTCATTAGCACTCATACATACGACATTCGCAGGCGTCTGGGTTTGCTTCGCAGTAATCGATGAACTTGCGCCGCATACCAGAATCCTCCATTTGTAGAGATTCCTTTGGCAAGCATTGCTTGCGGGGAACCTTGCATTCATTGTCGCGAGATTCTGGAAGAGTCATATAATGGCCGTTTCCTTAAATATGCTATACAAAATTGCATTGCCAGGCGCCGCCGCACGTTGATCAGACGCACGACGGATCGCTTTCCAGTCCAAGGAAACTACAAAAACTTGGACTCCTGGGTAATATGCCCCTGACGCAGTTCTTCTTCGGGGCCACTTACATCTTAAATCGATATTTGCAAAGTTTGTTTTTCATCGAGACGTGGACATATGGCCTGATCTCGTTGATCATCGCAGCCAAGCTCTCTCTGCCAAGGATGATTTCGAAGTAGCCATTCCCATCTCCATGCGGAGATGCCTTAAATCCCAGGTCGGTGATCCATTCAGCGAGTGTGACGTACTCCTCTCTTTTGAATCGCCCGTTAATACGGCCGCGTCTGCCCATGAATCGGCCTGTATCCACCCATAGAGCAGCAAGGCCCTGGACACCGCAGACATCGAGGGCCTCTCGTGTGATGAGTGGCTGGTCATGCGGGCAGCGAAGCTCGTGCACACGCCACATACCGTCGCCATGGAGGCGGACTCGCTCTTTGTCGTAGAAGCCATCAGTAGCGATCGTGTCCCATACGGCGTCGATGGGTCCGTCATGCAGCTTCCGTAGCGAACGGAGCTGGTGATCTAGGTAACTGCGCTCTGTTTCAGGCCTGACTATTTCCAGCCACGGGCGCTTTCTTGCTCCCTTTAGGGCGACCGCGCCTTTTGCCAAGGTGAAGCTCAGTGCGCGTGCTACGAATTTTGCTGACATCCCACTGTTCCTCTTGAAATAGGTGGATCCGAGACTTCGGTGCGTAGTCGACCAGGGCTGTACGGAGCTTCGCCGCTTGATCTGGAGTGAATGTGAGTCGAGGCTTGACTCGTTTTTCGTCAATCGTTGATGTTGCGCCGGTCAGGACCTCGACCCATGACGACATGAGCCTTGCTTCTTGGATCGTGGTACCGACCCGAGCCAATTGAGCCGATCCGTCCTTCATTGCGCGAGATCCTTCAGCCCAGCACCAAGCAAGTGCTTTTGCTCCAAGTAAATCGAGTGATGTTTGAGTTATTTCGCGCTCACCATGTGGATATAAGAGGTTATATACAGGCCGCAGCTTTTCAGTAGAGACTCTGAAGCGCAATGCAGAGGTTGATTTACCATTTGATCGCTTCGGAGTCTCATAGTGAACAATATTCGCGTTTGTCGGGATGAAATGGCGGAATTCCTCCACCTTTTCTTCGAGAAATGCAGATTCGGTCGCGCCTGCTGTCAATGTCAACTGGATATATCCCCCACCGACAGTGCGATATGGGACAAGACTTCCATCAGACAGTAAAAGGCCTAGCAATCCGCGAACATCAGCGGAATCCAAAAGTTTCGCCCTATGAATTACTTCTATAGTAGATTCATGAGCGCAAAAAGTGTGCTCAATCGTTCTTACAGCTTGAGGATCGTCTTCCCATGTGGATTGACAATGATTTTCCGAAGCTGCTAGGTGCTGAGCTCTACCGTCCCCACCCGGGATACATCATTGAGATGGCGGTTGAGCCCGTGGTTGTTCACGACTTCGCGAAACAACCCGGCCAGACTGTTCAGCTGGATCGATATCGTTTTTGGGGTAATCCTGGTACTAAGGATTCTCGTGAACGTACCGCTGATCAAACTCTTGGTACCGCGTCTAGCCGCAATATCGTTAAAGACAAGGTTCTTGTGAACCTGAAAGAATATACTGGACCTGCGGATCCTTCTGATACCGCAGCGCCCTCAACTTTCAAGGTTGCACGCGAGACCCTGCTGACTGCCCAACGCCTTTTGTTGGACACGGGGAACCTTAATGTGTTCCACCAGTCCATCGGCTCCCTGACTCTGCTAGACGACTATAGGCGCTGGCGAGATCGCGTTTTTGCCGACGAACTGTTCAAGGCTGATGCCAACGGCAAGGCCTCAGATTCACAGGGTGGTTATTACTTCCCTCTCGGCAAAACCCGCACTGGCACTACGGTTGCGACCTACGCATCCGGTGAGTCCGCCAAGTTCGATGTCAAGACCGACCTGCTTCAGGTGGTCAAAGACATGCGTAAGCGAAACGTGCCAACTTTCGCTGATGGTTATTACCGTTGCATCGCAGATCCTACTGCAATGATGCATTTAAGGCAGAACGACGCTTTCCGTGAAATCGCGCGTTATGCCGGTAACGGAATGATGAACCCCCTGCAGCCCGAGCAGGCTCCCAACGCCAACTTCTTCCATGGCATGGGTCCCGCTTACGGCCAGGCTGGTTTTGTCGCTGGTCAGCCCGTGATGCCTACTGGCTTCCTGTTCGAGGGTGTGCGTTGGTTCGAATCAACCAACCTGCCCGAGAAGTCCTTCACGGCAACTATCACTGACGCCTCCATTTCAGGCGCCGTGACTGTCGCTGCTCCCATGCTGTTCTTCGGCCCTCAGGCTGTTGGCGTCGGCATTGGTGGCAACAACGCTCAGATCCTGTTGAACAACAACGACGATTTCAGTCGTTTCATCATCATGATCTGGAGCCTCTTCGCCGGCTTCGAAATTCTGAATAAGGATTTCGTCTCCGTCGCTTATTCCTTCGTCTACTGATAGGAGGTAAATAACTATGGCGAAGAAGATCTATCCCGGTAACTACGTCACCCACCTGAGTAGCTACCAGACGCAAGGTGTCGCTGCCATCCCCGGCCGCGTGTACTACCAACAGGTGGGCTATGCACTGGTGGACTCCACCGGTGGCACTTCCTTCGACGTGAAGATCGGCAGCCCCGACCTCCGCGGCGATGACAAGCCCCGTGCTGACATTGCAAGCCTGATCGTCCCTGCTGGCGCAAAGGTTTACAGCCTGGCTCTGCGTGTGCCCGACATGCGCAAAGATCTGGGTGCTGGCTCAGCTTCTTCTGGTCTCGTTGGTACCAACACCAACCGGCTGAAGGTTGCTGACGCTCTGGGCAACGACGACGCCATGAGCACCTCTGCTCTGGCTACCAACAGTGCCGATGTGGCCGTGGCTTCCACCACTGTCGCTCCTGTTGCCACCACCAAGAGTGTTGTCACCCCTGTCGTTCTGGCAGGCGCCGAAACTCTCAAGGTGTTTGTAACCACCTCCAACGGTACTTCTGCAGGTGCAACTGTCACCTCGACAACCGCTGGCGGTACTCCGATCATCGTTGAAGTTTGCTACTACCTCGATGACGAAGCTGCAGGCCTGGATGACATCCACCTGCCTTACG